AAATTGACGCCTACTGAAGCTGCACTCGCCTTATCAAAACTCGTCACCGCCGACGAGTCCTACTTCATAGAAGCTGTTAACAAACAGCATCAAGAACTCGATTGGCTACGCGCCCGCCGAGACCAAGCCCATGCCTTCGTCAACCGCCTCTTCGACACTCTCGAGGACGCGGCAAAGACGAAACTTGAAAATTTGTTGACGCACACAGTCGAAAATGGGCTCGTTCCTGCGGAGCAGCCAAAGGCTATCGTAAATCAAACAGAGGAGATAACATCATGAGCTTTTTTCAAGAAATTGCCGACCTTCAGTCTCGCAAATGTGAAATCTCAATGCAATTCGGCGACGGCTCTTGGGCCGTTCGCATCTCTCACGAGTCATCTTCGACAGAACTCCTCGTCCGCGACTACAGCTTTCACTATGACGATAACCACAACCTTGAGAACCTGTGGAACAAGGTCCACACAAAGTTTATGAGAGCCGCGCAGAATGGCATCGCCTTGCAACTCGAGGCGCCAAAGTGAACTCGCTCTCCACAAAATACGTCGAGGACATTCTTCTCGAAGCCAATCTCCTTCCCATCCCGCTTCCCCGCGACCTCCGTGGCATGGTTCAGCTGACGCAAGAGCAGCGAACCTTCCTCGAAAATCACGCACGAGACTTGCTTCGCAAAGGCCAGGTGATTGTGAAATTGCGAGAAGACCAAGCCGAGGCCAAGCGAGAACGCAAAGCGAGAAAGAGACTCCGCGATGAAACTCAAGATTGACAAAAACATCCCTCTTCTGCCGCGACAACGCGGCAAGGGATATGTCGCAGTTCACAACTATCCTTGGGACAAAATGGAAGTCGGGGACAGTTTCTTTGTCCCCGGCGACCTCGTTCGACAACGGAATAGAGCAGAAGTTTCGTACTATAACTGGAAGAGAAGATGGAACATCGAAGCCGAGGATTTCAAGATTGAAAGCCGAGCGGTTGACGGTGGCATCAGGGTTTGGAGAATAAAATGAGCGAAAAAGTAAATCATCCTGCACACTACGGTGGCGAGAACAATCCATATGAGGCAATCAAAGTAATCGAGGCCTGGAACCTCGGCTTTCATCTCGGAAACACAGTTAAATATATTTCGAGGGCTTGGAAAAAGCGGAACACACTCGAAGACTTGAAAAAAGCTCGCTGGTATCTCGACCGTGAGATACAGAATATGGAGAAAGGAGGATGAAATGCGAAATCGAACTCTCTCCGCATGGTGAGCTTCGCCTCCACTTCCCTTACGAAACAGGCCTTTCAGGACATCATATCGACATCCCTCCCACGAAAGGCGGGCTCGAACTCTTGATCGAGACCCTGCAGCGGCACGTTAAAGGTGAGAAGCGGATCGCCGAGCAGGGCGCACCAACACAATGGCAAGTTAATAAGATGATGAAAGAGCACGAAAAGAAGCCGAAGAAAAAGCTCGGAGTTGATGTGAGTGGGTTGGCAGAGGAGTTAGATTTGTAATGCCTCCATCAAAAAACATCCGTTCCTACGATCATGTAACTCGCGTCCTCGAGGCTGCCCTCCTCCAAGATGGCGCCGAGTTTCAAATCCGCCCCGACTTCGACCCGCGCGGAGCAGCTATTCAGGGTTCGGCCGAAAAGAAGGCCTTCGTTTGGAGGAGAGACGCCAATTATCTCCGAACCCTGCTCCGCAGAAGCGACCCGCTCAATCAATGCAAGTACGACTGCTTTCGTATCCTCCTCAAGGGCCCGACAATTATCCTCGAAAAGAAGGACAATCAGGATATTGGAACCCTGCTAGATAAGAACGGAAAGGAAATCGAGTTATTGAAGATTGAGGAAACTGAGACAGTGAAACTCGACGTGAATGAGAGATTGAACCTGGCCCTCGGATTGCTGGAGGAAAAGTGATGGCGGATTTCAATGAAATGGTAATGAACCCTGATATTCAAGAGGCCGAAAGTCACAAGTACTCCGATCTCATTTCAATGGTTCTTCCACTCGAAAGTGGCAAGTACGCTTTGTTCGGCCCGCACAGGAAACTTTATGTAATTGTCGATGACTGGTTTGATCTTGGTGCTGAACTTAATAGCAAAGAATACAAGGAGTGGAAAGACAAAGAAGTCGCAAATCTTCCTGTCTCTCCCTCCATGAAATACGAAGACATTCTCGAAGTTAAAGTTGATGTAGGAGATCTTGGATTATGATCGAAGGAGCAGTTGGAAAGGTTCCCACAAATATGTGGACGGCCTGCGTTGAAGTTAGAACGCAAGGCGCAATTGGAGTTTATCATCAACATCTCTTAACTGTAAGAGCAGAACCTCGAGATATTCAGCGTTATATTTTCGAAGACCTTGCTTTTCTAAAGTTAGAACCCCGTTTTATACTGTGGATTGGAAAGGTAACGCAATGAGTTTCGATCCCACTCCCGAGCAAGCTGCCATCGTCACTGCTGCTCGCATGACGCAGGACAATCTTCTCGTATCAGCCTTGGCTGGCGCAGCGAAAACATCCACTTTGGTACTCATAGCGAAAGCACTTCCAAGTGTACCAATGTTATGTTTGGCCTTCAACAAAAGAATTGCCGAAGAGATGAAAGAGCGTCTCCCCGGCAACTGCACCGCCATGACCCTCAATTCCCTCGGTCATCGAGCCTGGGGCGAATACTTAGGTAGAAGAGTGATGCTCGACAAGGACAAGAACTATAACATTCTAAAAGCCCTTGTCGATAAACTCCCGAAGGGCGACCAAGGCGAAGCCTTTGAACTCTTCGCTGAGACTCTCAAAGCCATGGAACAGGGAAAAGCTGGCGGCTACGTTCCCACAGGCCACCATCCTCACGCCAAACGCCTTGTGGACGACGACGACTTCTTCGCCTCTCTCGAAGAAATCCCCACGAAACTGCAGGAGTCCCTGCTTCGCGCCGCAACCTTGCAATCCATAAACGAGGGCCTCGATGGCAAAATCGATTTCAGCGATCAAATCCTTCTACCAACTATTTTCCCAGCAACTTTCCCGAACTTCCCTCTCATTCTCGTTGACGAGGCACAGGACCTCTCTGCACTCAATCACGCCACTCTCAAAAAGCTGGTGCGGAAGAGACTCATTGCAGTTGGAGACGAGTGCCAAGCAATATACGGATTTCGAGGTGCGCATGAAAACTCAATGTCTCTTCTGAGAGAAACCTTTAATATGACGACTCTCGGCCTTTCCATCTCATTTCGTTGTCCTAGTAGTGTAGTACGTGAAGCCCAGTGGCGCGCCCCTCACATGCGCTGGCCTGAATGGGCAAAGGAAGGCACAATTACTAAAGCAAAAGAGTGGGACAAGGCGACCGTTCCTGACACAGCGGCCATCATCTGTCGCAACAACTCTCCACTCTTTTCCATGGCCATGAAGTTACTCAAGAATGGCCGTCGTCCTGAGATCATCGGCAACGACATTGGGAAATATCTGGTGAAGGTAATGAAGAAGTTCGGCGCCTCATCAATTTCTCGTGATGAAGTTATCGTCGCTATTCAAGCGTGGGGCGAAATGAAAATCAAAAAGAGCCGCGATCCAGGCAAGGTCTACGATCAAATGGCCTGCATGACGATCTTCGCTGAAGAGGGGGAAACGCTCGGAGATGCGATCGCCTACGCTAATCACTTGTTTGAAACTCAGGGGCCAATCCGTTTGATGACAGGTCATAAGAGCAAAGGCCTTGAGTTCGATCACGTTTTCATCCTCGATCGAGAATTGGTTCGAGTTGATAGTCATCAACAAGAACGAAACTTATTGTATGTGATGCAAACTCGAGCGAAGGAAACATTAACCTACGTTTCGAGTGAGAGTTTCTTTGATGAACGAGCAGAGTCCTAGGTATGGCTTCACAAATGATCCGTTCGCCCATACTTTTCCCTGCATTATTAATTTGACAACCCCACCGAGATCGACTATTATCATGATGTTCAAAAGTTTGCCAACAAAGGAGACATCCATGGCAACGAGGAAAGTTACCATTAGCGGACATTCTGTAGAGGTGTCCGCACCCTACGCTGAAGGCCACGTTATCAATGCGGCCGAGGCCCGAACTCTTAATCAGACTCGCGCCGAGAATATCGGCAACAACTTTCGCAAGGCGATCAAGGAAGCGGAAGGTGATGAAGCGAAGCTGAGCGAACTGCTTTCCAATCTCGCCGCTTACGATCGGGAATACAACTTCGCCACTGGCGGCGGCTCCGTTCGAGCCATGGACCCCCTCGACAAAGAGGCCATTCGTATTGCGAAGGCCGCTATCAAGAACACGATTATCGAGAAGGGCCACAAGTTCAAGGAGTGGATCGCCACTGAAGGGAACCAAGAAAAGTACGACGCTGCTGTCGAGCGCACCTCGCAACAGGACGACGTGCTCAAGTTGGCCCGCAAGGCCCTCGCCGACAAGGAGAAGCAGACGAAGGTGTCTGTTGACCTTGGATAAGTTGCGCGCCGCTTAATTCCCTTTCGCGGTGCAGCAGTGGCAGGAAGAGGGCCTCCCGCTCAACTCCTGCCAAGCCCCCACAGTTACGTTGCTTCACCGCCTAACTGTGGGGGCACAACTTTCAAGGAGATTAGTGATGGAATTTGAAACAGTTCTTCGCGGCCTTTCCTTCCGCCCTCTCGCAGCCAAAGAAATCGCCAACGCTCTTACTGAAGGCTCAGGCCTTAAACTCGAACGCGAACCTCACAACCAATTCGATCCCAACGCAATCAAGGTACTTGATCCAGATACTGAGGAACATCTCGGCTACGTGGCGAAGGAACACGCGATTGAGATCGCGCCTCTCATGGATCAAGGTCACATCTTCGATTGCACCGTTACTGGTTTTATGAAGGTCGGAATGCCAATCCTCACCATTGTCTGTGACACTGATGAATCTCTCGGCGAGGAAGATGAAGATTGATCCTCTCCTTCTCTCATTCCTCTTCGAGGCCCTTCGAGCGGAGCACGGCATTGTCATCGCAGACTCTCATCCTATTTCCCTCCGCCAGCGATTGTATGCCGCGCAGCGTTCCGATCCTCAGTTCAAA